TGATCAACAAGACAAAGTAAGACTCTTAATAGACCCGACATCTTCTTATGCTCAAGCCGCTGCTATGGCAATGGGTAGAGCTATGGATGATGTAGTAATCAGTGCCGCTTTAGGAACTGCTTTTACTGGTGAGACAGGATCAACATCAACTTCCTTACCTTCAGCTCAAAAAATTGCTGAAGCAGGTACTGATGGTTTAACAATTGCAAAATTAAGAACTGCAAAAGAAAAGTTCGATTTAGCAAGTGTAGACCCGTCTATCGCTAGACATATAATAGTAGGACCTAGACAAATCACTGATCTATTAGGTACAACTGAAGTAACAAGTTCAGATTTTAACACAGTCAAAGCATTGGCTAATGGTGAAATCAACTCGTTCTTAGGTTTTAACTTTATAGTATCAAACAGATTATCTATCGAATCTTCTAAAAGAAAAGTAATCGCTTTCGCACAAGATGGTATTACTTTAGGAGTTGGTAAAGATGTTCAAGCTAGAATAGACGAAAGAAGCGATAAGTCTTACGCTACTCAAGTTTACTACTGCATGAGCATTGGAGCTACTCGAATGGAAGAAGAAAAAGTGGTAGAAATCAAATGTCACGAAGCTTAATAGGAGGAATAAATCATGGCAAACGTAAATACAGATATAGTAACTAACTTTGTTGCAGTTCCTCAGGTTAAAAATAGTTCACAGCAATTACATGGTGTAAAAAGAATTGCACAAGGTACAATTGCTTTAGCTGCTGGAGACCTGTCGGCTAGTGACACAGTTATGTTAGCACCTATACCAACTAATGCTAGTATTTCCTCAATCAAGTTGTACAATGACGACTTAGATTCTGGAACGACTATGACAACAGATGTTGGATTATACGATACAGCTATTGCTGCGGTTGATGATGATGCTTATGCTTCTGCGATTACAGACCTTAGAGGTGCTGTAACGACAGGAACTGAAGTAGCATTTGAAGCTAGAAACATAAACACAATGGGACAGAAAGTTTGGCAAGATGCTGGACAATCATCTGACCCTGGTGGATATTACTACATTGCATTAACTTTTGATGCAGCTGGTGATACTGCTGGTGATTTAAGTTTCGTTATCGAATATACAGTAGACTAATCAACAATTTAGGTGGGGGAGCAATCCCCCATCTTTCATTTCATGACAAGAGCTAGATTTGACCCAAGACTCATAGATATTTATAAAGAGCCTAGACTTTTGTTGCATTTTCAATGGGGAAACGATAATAAGATTTATAGATATGCTTTAGTTGAAAAAATTGATATAGGTAGTATCAACGAATTAACAAAGCAAAAGAAAGATGAATTAAATCTTTCTAACGAGGACATTTGGAAAAAATATGGCATCAGTAGTAGACATTTGTAATGGAGCATTAAATCAATTAGGAGCAACTACTATCCTATCACTTACAGAAGATTCAAAAAACGCAAGGCTTTGTAACGCAAGATATACACAAGTTAGAGACGCATTATTTAGATCACATCCTTGGAACTGTTTACAGAAACGAGTAGAACTTGCAGCAGACACAGATACACCTGCTTGGGGTTTTACTTCACAATATACTTTACCAGCAGATTGTATGAGACTACTTCGTATATTAGATTATGACTCTAATCACAAAGTAGAAGGTAGAAAAATATTAAGCAACGCATCAAGTATGAAAATTTTATATGTTGCTAGAATTACTGATCCTAATGAATACGATGAATTACTAAGAGAAACTATATCAGCTGCATTAGCAGCAGACATTGCATACGGAGTTACATCTTCAAATCCTGTAACTCAAAATATGTATCAACTATTTCAAGATAAATTAAGAGACGCTAGATTTGTAGATGCTACCGAAGGTCAGAATACATCACCTGATCTTGGTATGACAGATGAGATAGAGTCAAGTACATTTATAAACTCAAGGTATTAACGCATGGCTAGAGTTGCAGCACAGCTGACCAACTTTACAGGTGGAGAGCTTTCGCCACGTTTAGATGGTCGTAATGATTTAACAAAGTATTCTTCAGGATGTAAGACTCTTGAAAATTTTATTATTTATCCTCATGGAGCTGCAGCTAGAAGATCAGGTACAACTTTTGTAGCTGAAGTAGCAAGTAGTGCTAACAAAACAAGATTAATTCCATTTGAATTTTCTACAACTCAAACTTATATGCTTGAGTTTTCTAATCTAAAAATAAGAGTTTATAAAGATGATGGTGCTGTATTAGAAGGTGATAAAACTATCTCTGCTATTACTAAAGCTAATCCTGCTGTCGTAACTGCTACTTCACATGGTTATTCTGATGGCGATGAAGTTGTTATCACTGCTGTGGGTGGTATGACAGAAGTTAATGGTAAAAGATTTTTAGTTGCAAATAAAACAACTAATACATTTGAACTAACAGATAAAGATGGAGCTAATGTAAACAGTACAAGTTTTACAACTTATACTTCAGGAGGTGTATCTAATAAAGTTTTTGAAATTACAACACCTTACACAACTGCACAACTTTTTGATCTCAAATTTGCACAGAGTGCTGATGTTATGTACATCACACATCCTGAACACGAAGTAGAAAAATTATCTCGTACTGGTCATACCTCTTGGACATTAACCGATGTAG